ATTATTTTATTTCTAAAAATAAACTCACTTCATAGTAAGGAGAAGCTATTATGTTTTATAAAACTCAATCTACTACCTATCCTTCACAATTAACTATTCCTGAATCTTTTTTCAATGTAGTTAGTAATATGGATACGGCCTTTAAAGAAACTTCAAACAATTATCCTCCTTTTAATCTTATTCAAATCGGAGATAATAATTATAGGATTGAAGTTGGATTATCTGGTTTCAAGTTATCTGAATTAGAAGTTATTAAAGAAGGAAATTTACTTTCTTTGAAAGGAAATCCTAAGAAGAAAGAAGAAACTGAAGCTGTAAAATATCATCATAGAAAACTTTCAAAACGTTCCTTTAAATTAGATTTTACTTTGGGGAGGGATGTTTTTGTTGAAGATGTTTACCTTGAGGATGGAATTCTTTTTATTAATTTAAAACGAGTCATTCCAGAAGAAATGAAACCTAAGAAGTTTGAAATTTTTCAAAGACCATACTTAGAAGAAAATGATAGTTCTATTATCAAAAAAATTGAAGATAAGGTTGAATCTCTTTCTTCTGAATAATCTATAGAAATTGTTTGAAAAAAAACTCACATCATTTAAGGTGTGAGTTTTTTTTTTGGTTAAAATTATTCTTTCTTTAAACTATTTTTTCCATGAGGTTTGATCAATAGTTTCTAAACCTAATTTATTTAAAATGAAAGAAAGTGTTTCCTTGTTTTTAAAAACAAAATCAGAATGAATAATAAAATCATTTTTTGTTAAAGAATTTATTAGCTCCTTCTTTGAAAGAGAAGGATTGAAAATTTCTTTAACTTCTTTTTCAGATAATTTTAAAATATCATCCTTTGAAAAAATCTTTTTTTCATGAAAAGAAGATGTTTTAGGAGTTATATTTTCAAATATCTTAAGAAGTATTAAAGCCTTTGGATTTAACCAAAGAGCTTGTGTTTTAACTTTCTCATGAATTATTCCATATCCGGGATCAATCAATCCTAAAATTTCTAAATCTTTAAAAAGAATTGATCTCCACTTTGTTGTATTGATATTACTATGAAGAGATTTTTCTGTGAGATAAAGAGAAAGTATTTGAGTAAATGAAAATAACTTTGAAGCAGGTTTTTCTTTATTTAATTTATAGGTATCTAAGATAAAAGAAGAAAATTCATCCCAAGATTTAAATTCTTTTTCTCTAAATCCTTTTCCAATGATAAATCCATAAACAACATGCTTAAAAGATTTTTCTGAATTTGAACCTTGAGAATCTAAACCTTTCAATAAAATTTCTGTTCTCCATGATTCTTGTTTTAATTTTTTATAAGCCGGGTCTGAATATGGAGTTTTCTTTAATTTATCTTCTATGAAAGATAGAAAACTTTTAACTCTCGCTTTCTTTTCTTCTCTTTCTTCTTCTCTTTCTTCTCCATGATTCAATGATTGATTGATAATCATAGATGAATAGATAGATTCTAATCTTTTTAAATCTTCTTTAAAATCATCTTCTGAATAAGAATCAAAATGAATAATTCTTTTTGATGTATCTTTTACAATAAAAACACAAATAAACTCTGCTTTGTTTTGAAAAGGAATAGAAGAAAAATCTTTTGTTTTTTTAATAGAATCAAAATAATATTGTAAAGGATATGAATAGATTCCAATAGGAGTTTCATAATAACGATTAATAGGATTAATACCTAATTTATGTACATTTGTAAATGTAAAATAAGTTGTCTTAGGGTCACAAGATAAAAGATAATCAATAACTGATTTATCCTTTGAAAGAACAAGTTGTTCAGGACTTCTTTCTAAGAGAAATACTTTAAATGTTTTCATAGTTTATTATTTCTGTGTTCTTATCATTTCTAATAATTCTTTTGTTGAACCCTTAAACATAATATTATTTTGAATATTTGTTTGATTTTGAGGATTACTATTTTCATTCTTTTGTTTCTTATTGTTTCTTATAGTAGATTTAAATTCATGTAAAGAAAGAAGGTCTTTAGCGGCTGATGAAATAGCAGTAATGAGTGTAGAAATAGCTTCAAATGCACGGGGAGAATCTGTTTTATTAGAAAGGTCAACAATACTTTTCATTGTTGTTTTAGATGTTTCTAAAACAGAAGAGATTGAATCTCTAGCTAATTTAAAATCTTCATTCAAAATTTCTTCTTCATCTCCTTCTTCTTTGTCTCCTACAAATTCTTTTTCAATATCCGTCAAACAATTTTTATCATTTTGAATGATAATTTCTTTTTTTTCTTCCTCTTGGTATTGCCTAAGAGAAGGGTTAAAAAGTGTAGCAAAGCTTTCATTGCACATCAAATCTTTCATAGTTCTTTTTCTTCTTTTTAAGGTATGCAATCTAACCCAATTATCATTTCTGAGAATTCTTTTACAGGACAAAAAGCAGGAAATTCATCTCTCTTTACTTTAATAACTGTATTCAATTCAGTTACATCCTTTAATGGTATGAACATATCTAAAGAAGTTTCATACATTGTACTTATGAATGAACTAAATGAACTTATTTCTCTTGATGAAATTAAGGATTGAATTTGTTTGTCTGAAGAAATAACATTCAATAAATCTTGAATCATTGCCCATACTTCGTCCATTTTCCCTTGATCAATATAATCCTTTTGAACAACATTTTTAAAATTTGAAACAAATATATCATAAGTTTCAGAAAGAAATTGAATAGAAGGTGGTTCCATTTCATCAGTCCAAACATCTTTTATCACATGAACGTCATTAGCATTAGCATTAAAAGGTATAACTTCAGTTGTGAAAGAAAATATATCATTTGTCAATGAATCATCTTGAAATCCTTCAACAACTATTTTCTTGATAAGTTTTGAATCTATGACTGGATAATAGATAGAACATTCACAAGTAAATGAAATTGTCCAAATAATTAATCTTCTTTCATCAAAAACTCCATCATAAGAATTCATATCCTGATTAATTGAATCTAACTTATAAACATAATCTGTTTTTAAATTTAATCTAGGATTATCTTCAACAGTAATAGTAAAGTCAGGGGAAAAGAAAGGTATAATTTGTTCAACAATCTGAAACATTTCATCAGAATTTTTTGTAATGATAGAAAGAAAGAAGGGGATGATATAAGGAATGGAATTGAATGAAGAAGGAGTTTTTTCTTTTGAACCAAGAGGATATAACTTATGAAGTCTATTCAATTGTTTTGATTTATCAACTTGAGGATCGCCCATCAAAAATCCCATTCTCGGCAATGAGATAGTAATTTCATCCTTATTGTTCAAAGATATGTTTTGTTCATATTTTTGAATTATTTTATCTTTTGCAGAATAAGCAATAGGAACTAAAATGAAATTATCAGTTTCACCTTTTCTTATTGAGAGATTCGTAAATAACTTTCCAAAAATCTTTATGGCATTTTTGAATGTACTATGATAGAAATATGTTGAAAACATTTTAAGTTATTTTAGTTTTATTTGATTTGAATTCCAAAAATATTTTTCCCTGATACTCTATCATTAGAAAAATCATTGAAATCTTGATTATCTTCTAATGCAGGTGAAGCAAATGTTTCTTGTTGAATAGCAAAATGATTTAATACACTCTCATGTGTATCTATTTCTTCATGAGAATAATTCCATGTCTGACATTGCAATTTATAAGTAAAGTTTTCTCCAAATTCTAAGAACGGTGAATTATCCTCAACAAATAAAATTTCAAAGAAACAGTTTGTTAAAGAAAACCAAATTAAATCTCCCTCTTGAGGTCTTTCTGATTTTGTTTCTTCAAAATACCTTTTCATAGAAATGATAAATGTAATTTTATTCTTAACTTCTATTCCAAATTTTGAAATTAATTGTCCCTCTCCCCCATAACCATCAATATTTTCTATATACATTTCCATAAGAAACGCATCTTTGAAAGCCATAAGATTATCTTCACCCAAAATCACATCAATATTTTGAAATGTTTTCTTAACATAGAAACAATTTACTCCAGCAATTTGAATAGTTTCTATAATAATATCTTCAACAAGACTTCTATCTTCAGAAGCTCTATTTTCATAAAAGAAAGGATTAGTTGCCATTTAAAAAATTATTTCATCCTGGTTCTGAAGTTTCATCTGACCTTAAGAAGTGTAACCATTTTAAATGATGTTGCCTTCTTTCTTCATCCGCCTTGTCTTTTGCTGCTAAGAATTCTCGAAAAGATTTAATCATAAAAGAAGGTGTATTACCTTTGTTGTTTTTATTAGTAGAACTATCACTACCATAACTTCTCATTTCAAAATCTGAAATGAAAGGGTTCTTAGAAGAAGAACTTGAATTCCTTTTTAAAGGAGAAGTAGATATAAAATTTACACCTGAGCTATCTACTAAACTCCCTATATTACCTACGTTATTTGTGATTATACTTTCTTCGCTCATTTTATATTATTCCTTTAATTAGAGGACAGTAATATTTTTAATTCAGTTTCAAACCATTTAGAAATAGGTATATCTATCCATTCATCATCTTTCATCAATAAAATACTAATAAGACAAGTTTTAATAATAGATTTGAATTCAGGTTCAGTGATAAAATTATAAATTAAAACTTTACCTGATGAAGTATCAAATGAATTAAAGAAAAGGATTAAATTATTAAGAAATAATCTTAAATTTATTTTCTTAGACAATCCATATCTAACTAATTGTCTTTTTATTATTTTTAGATGATTAATATCTTTCTTAAAAGAAAAAATATTCTTA